GCAGCCCAATCCTGGATGCTCACTTCTTCTTGTCGATAGCGTCTACTGCTGCTTCGATAGCATCTACGGCTACGTCAGCGATAGCCTTCTTTGCACGGTAGGCCTTAATAGCAGCTCTAATCGCTGGGATAGCGATTATTCCTAGAGTAGCGATGATTAGGGCTTCCATTATTTACCTCCAAGTAAAGGGATATTAAAGTAACTACCATCCTCGTCACCTTTTTTAGTGAACGATATATGGCAGTGATGGTTATGCTTATTGCTCCCTGTGTATTTCCTCCAGCGCCAGTTAAAACGTGAGGATGCGATACGGCCATCGAAGATAACGTAGGCGATACGCTTCTCACCAGACTTTCCAGCGAGACGAATCTGATCTGCCAGGTCTGGCATAATATCCGGCTTTGCTTTACCTGATAGGTCACGGTCGACGTCAATGGCACGTACCCATCCATTAACATCGGGATTATGATCGCTAGGACGCGCTGCGTGGCGCGTATCTCCGATCCATCCATCCGAAGTTCTATCTCTATCACCGAAGGCATCGTCGATTTGTTCTCTAAGCTGCTTTCCGGCTGCGCATAGTTTTGGCTTCATTAGCCTAAAATTGCCTTTAATTCTTCTTCGGTTAAATTAAGCTTTTCTAGGACTGCAGCTTTTGCGCTTACCTTTTCAGCTTGTGCTGCAAGGTATGCGTCAATTTCAGCCTGGATAGCCTTCTGCTCGTCTAGTTCTTTCTTTGTGTAATTTACTAGAGTTTCTTCACCAGTAGTAATATCAACGATTTTATGAATAGACATAATTAGGCTCCGTATACGTAAACTTGTCCACCGGAGAAAGTTCCGCTGGAAACAATAGAAATACTTGTAATAGCTGCGCTGCCAGTCCAATGGCCTTGACCTGAAGCGCGAGAACTGTAGTCGTTAGCATTAAGTCCAGAAGCATCCCACTGAACTGGTTTTACTCCAGAACCATTAGCGCCATTAACTCTGATTCCCACCTTAATAGGTGTTTTTGAAGCCATAAGCTGTATGCTTGTTGCTGAGTTTGACTGGTTATCTAGTGTTTGTAACGAAGTACCAGAAGTATTTTGAGACATTAAAGAACCGGCAACATAAGCATAATTACTGCCGCTATCCGTATTAAAGCGTAAGTAGTGTGTTCCATACCCATTTCCATCGCCACCGGTTAAGCCATCTATCCAGATATATAGATCGTTCTTACCGCTAATACCTGTAATGGTTGTAGTAGAACCGCTAAGAGAAGTTCCGCCAGTGTTAATAAGAGCATAAGATGGAGTCGCGCCTGCTGGAGCCCACTTTAAGCCAGTAGTCTCTGCTGAATCTGCAGTAAGAACATAGCCATTAGTACCCACTGCAAGGCGAGCAGGAGTATCTGCGCCAGTAGCGGCAATAATATCGCCCTTAGCGTCGACAATAGCGTTTTGGATAGCGTTAGAGTCGTCCTGGGCTACCCAAGTAAAATCTAGGTCAGTGCTTGACGCCTTAGATAGAACCTGGCCAGTAGTACCACCCTTTAGTTCAGCGAAAGAGGTATCTACGCCATTTAGAGCAGTGCGAATTGCAGCTGCGCCATCCTTAACTAGATTTGTATCGTCCGGGGTTTCCCAGCCGAAGTTAGTAGTCGTTGCCATTTATATCTCCTTTAGGCCACTATTGTAGCGCTTAGCCAGTCTAAACTGGTGTTAATTGTGTTCCAGGTTTCAGTTCCGCCGACGTCGTTCCACTTCATAGACTGCAAGCTAAACGCAGTTGGCGATACGTTAAGGGTGATATCTAGACGGTTATACCCAGCCTGGAACTTCCAGCCCTCGACGAATCCTTGAAAACGACCATTTACCATATTTGCTGGCAGGTCGGTAATATCGAGCGGTAAACCCATAAATACGTTGAGAAGCGCATCACGATCACTATCGTCGATTTCTGGGTTTCCGAGTGAGAAGGTAATAGAATCGAATACGTCCTGAGGATAGGCGCGAATACCTAGATAGAACTCCGCCTGGTCTGTTGCGTCTGCCTGGTTTTCGATGCTGGTAGTAATGATTTGAGCCTGGGGGCCATAAGCATCTATAGAAGTCTGGTCGGTAGCAGTTTCTTCTGCGTTATTCTTATACTTAATCGTTACCTGGTTACGAAGGTCGCCAATACGGCGAACTGTTTTAATACCCTTAGATAGCGCAGTATTTCCAGAAAGGCTTACATAGCCATTATCTGCGAGATAAGAGCTTCGATGGGTTGAATCTGCGTATCCGATACGACCTGAAGCATCCTCGAAAAGATAGCCTAAGCCGGAGGTAGCGAGTGCAGAAACAAGGCTATAAACGTCAGTAGTATCAGCAGTGCGAGCCGTAAGTTCATAATTTCCCGGAGTGTCGATAGAGCCTAGTCCTGAGTTTTCAGCGTTAGCCCATGTAGTAGTTGGATCGTAATCTGCCCAAGTAAGAGCAGCTGGAACCTCGCTCCATGTATTAAATAGAGTCTGGCTAAGAATTGAGTAAATCTGGTTTCCGTCGAAGTCCTTGCTAAGAGCGCCGTCGATAATGGTTTTAGGCAACTTAGCGAGCGCTCCGAGAGCAGTAAGGGTAATAACCTCGTTAACCTGACCTGGTGCAGAAGAGATAACCTCTACTGTGCGGTCGGTCACACTTCCACCGAATACGTTAACGAAGGTTCCGCTGGAGTCCTTTACCTTAATAGTAATCGAGTCGTTTACGTCAAACTCGATAGGCTCTAGGTTTAGGTTCAATATCTGAAGATTTGCGTAGCCTGCTTTAGGCTGACTGTAGATATCTGTACGGCCTGAAGATATGGTGAGGTTAGCGAGCGTTAGGTTTGTGTAGTCACCGTAGCCATTAACGCTTATAGCCCACTCTGGAGTCCACTCGCTCATGCGTAGCTAAACGCTCCTGCTCCGAGAGTACCGCGAGCGGTTGAACGGTTAAGTACGTCGATAATAGTGCGAGCAGTTCCTTCTGGATCTATAGCACCATTAACGGTTAGGTTAATAGTCGTACCATTTCCACCCATAGCGCCATTAGGAACGATTGCTCCACTGGTGTTAGGTGTGAAGAGTTCTGGCCCCTTCTCTCCTACAAGGTAAGTAGTTCCGGCAGTAACTGGGCCACCTGAAGCTCGACCGCCACCGAAAACGTTATCTATGAGTCCGCCAATACCCTTTACGAGTGGGTTATTACGAACTAGGTTTACGAGATTTTGGATACCGCTTACGACTCCGCTAATAAGCCCTACAAGGGTAGAAAAGCCAGAGATAAGCCCCGATAGAATGCTTCCTACGGCCTTTAGAGCGGTCGATAGAACGGTTCCGATTACTGGTGCTAGAACGTCACGTGCGAAAGTTGCTACGGCCTTAAATAAAGTTAAAAGAGGCTTTAGCTTCTCCTCATTATCCTTTACTGTGTTAGCAACCTGCTGGAAGGCTTTAAAGAGCGCAGTAACGACTGGTACGAGAATAGTTTTAAGAGTAGGAATAATAAACTCATTAAGGAAAGTCCACATCTGCTTAAACGCAGGTACGAGAGTATCGGTAACGAATACTGAAACATCGTCCATGACTGGCTTTAGATTCTCGCCTAGTTCATCGGCAAACTCTGAGATTTTAGGAATTACGTTATTAACGAGTCCAGATACAAGTGGAGTAATCGCATCTAGGATGAACGCTCCTACGGTTTCCTTACCCTCATCGAAGGCCACCTGAAGGCGCTGCATCTTGCCCTGGAAAGTATCCGCTTGGGTCGCAGCTTGTCCGCCGAAAGTCTCAGCCAATTTAGCAGTGATCTGCTCCATCGACATAGTTTTAAGTTCAGCTGCAGAGAGTCCGATACCGAGCTTTACAAGTCCTGCAGTATTGCCTTCCTGAGCCTTTGCTAGGGCATTAGATACGGCTTCAAGTGACTTACCGGAACCTGCGCTAATATCGAGAGCGATACCCTGAAGTTTCTGGGCTTCTGCTACATCCTTAGTCGCAGTAACCAGGCGCTGAAGAGATGGGCGAAGTTCATCGTCGGTTACGCCAGTAGCCAGGGTAGTTTTAGTTATGTAATCTTCTGTAGCGCCTATCTGGTCATCTGTAGCGCCAGTGACGTTCTTTAGAGCAGTGGCAAGGCGTAGCTGAGCCGCTTCATCTTCGATAGCAGACTTAACGCCATCTATGGCTAACTTGCCAGCATAGGCGACGGCTGCCGCTCCTGCAGCTGCGAAGGCTGCTCCTGCGACTTTACCGAACTTGCCTAACTTATCTCCGAAACCTTGAACTTCATTATCGGCAGTACCGAGTTTTTTCTTTAGATCATCTACATCGGCAAGGATGGATAACTTCAGCGTTCTGTTGCCAGCCATTAGTCATACTCCTTTAAGATGCGGTCAAAAGCGGCTTCCCACTTTGCAATAAGTTCTGGCTGAATACGGCGAAGGGTTGGATAGATGAAATAGCCAGCATTTCCTCTGCCCTTTACTGGTGTTCTATTAGGGAACTGCTTATAGCGATTAGAGCCGAACTCCATACCGTACAAGAGATCTAAAGTAGAACCTCCGCCTGAAAACTTTTGGCGAGCGAAGCCATAAGAGAACTCGCCCACCTTTGAGGTCTTGCTTACCTTAACTCCGTCTGCAATTCTCTGCGCGGCAGTTCCAGAAACGACTCTGTTTCTAGCGGCTTGCTTAATCTCGCCTGCTGCATATTCCGCGAGGGCGGAGGATTCCTTTTTGGCCTCCTCCACCGCCGCGTCGTCCATAGCCTTAAAGGCGCTAATAATGGCTCGGAGATCACCCTTATCGTAGGTGATTCCTTCACTTGCCATTACGAGCCTCCAATATCTCTATAGCCGTTAATATGTCTTCTGCGGTCTTCCACTCACTCATTGGTATCTGCGTGGCTATTGCCAGTTCTACCAGTAAGCGGCTTACGCTTCCGCGCTTGTGGCTTTTGGGGTATCAGTGCCTACTTCAATATCGACTACTGATTCCATCCAGATCTCCAGCGTTTTAACTGGCTTTCCGGCGGCTTCACGCTTCATCGCGCTATGCGCTACGAAGAGAATATCCCACATCCCAGCGAACTGGGAGATATCCTTTTTAGTTGCCATTTCCC